TGATGATCTCTAGAACTAGTGAGGGCAACCCCTTGGGTATGCCCTCACACTCCTCACCCTCATTGCCAACTCGAGCGTTTCTCATCACGATTTCAACTCGTGGTGATGTGAGCGCTGAAACTCAAGATTTATTCTTGAACTGGGCTAAGAAACAGGACATGAGCTATGTGGTAGCAGAGACTGGAGATTCTGGTAAGCGGCATTTGCATGGCGTAGTACTATTAAAGAAGGATCAGTTATCCAAGAAGCTCCATGAGAACATCTGGGACCGGTATGTCAAACCGTATCACGCGGATTCGATCGGGCGTGTTGCCGTCAAGGTCCAGGTATGTCCGGGGAATGACTGGTACAACACGTATCTCAAGAAGGAGGCCGGAGTCGAGGTTCTCCATGACGACTATGACCCAGAGGATGCGTTATCTTACTTCCCCACCCAGGCTGTCCAGGAGGCTCTTATGGCAACTAGAAAATGCACGGGCGTGGCCTGCCCCCATCTCGAGCAGGATATCGCAGCGTGGACAGGAAGTGCTTTCGAGAATACACCGGATGGCGCAGGCTGCTACTTGAAGCATCGCATGTATGTGGCCAAGAACATGGTTCCGCTCAAGGACAAGCGGAAATTGATGGAGACTGCACTCATGTATTGGGAGTATCGCAACCAGATTGTCACACTTAACGAGCGGGAGTCATTTTTGCTCAAGCAGATGCAGGAAGGCCCGTCATACGACGTGCCTGGGACTATACGTCCAGAAACGTATTCTTCTGCTCGTCCGAGTATTTAAGTCTTTATATTTTCCTGTTGAATGAATGGCATTAGGGAAGCGCAAGCGTGTGTCGCGAGCTCGTGCTGCCAGCACAGCTATGCGCGTTGGGAATTGGGCTTCGCTTGTACGTGCCTCGCGGGCAGCAAAGGGTCGTCGTCGCCCCCGAATCAGCCTGTCGTCCATGAACCAGAGGCTGAACTCGCTTTCGAGCACAATAGAGACTAAAAGTGGCGTATGGTCTAGTGGCTCTAACGTCAGTCTGCCTCACAACCAGATTCATATTGTCACGTCTCCTGGTAATGGTCAGGGCGGTGATCGCCTCAATATGTTCCAGATAGCACAGGGAGTGCGTGATGAAATGGGATCCGGACAGGTTCAGAATCGTGTTGGTGACAAGATTACTGTCCGTGGCGTTCTCATTCGAGCTATGTTCGAGAATTCGCTTAATCGTCCTAAAGTATTCTATCGTCTCATGGTCATCAAGTGTGCTAAAGGAGATGTTCCTGATAACGCCTCTCTATTCCAGCGTAATAGCACAAATAGAATGATTGATCAGTTAGCTACAGAGCGATACACTATTATCGCCTCCAAGAAGTTCACAATTAGTGTTTCCAATGCTGCACCGTCATTGGCGAATGCAACTAATGGTGCACCTGAAGAGTCTGATTTCACCAGTGTGCAAAATGCAGGTATGGGGACCAAGATGGTTAACATGTGGATCCCGGGAAGCAAGTTCTTTCGCAAGGGAGTCTTGCAGTACAACTGTTCGTATGACTCTCAGAACAACGTAACGCCCAAGTTCTTCGACTTCTACGTTGTTATTCTTACTTACGACTGGTATGGCACCCCTACTGAGATTGCTGGTGTTCCCAACAATGTCGGCAAGCTTAATTCATTGTACACCAAGTGCTACTTCAAGGATGCTTAATCCAGGAGGCTCGCCGCAAATCTTCGTTCCGTGCTGCCGTCACTAGACGGCCCCTGAGTTCTTCAAGAACCTCGCGCCTAGCGACTATTATCACTCCTATAAGAAGGGCGGGTAACCAGGTACCTACGAGTACTGGTACCCGAGCCCGGGAGGGTACCAGTACTCGTAGGTACCTGGTTACCCGCATTAAAATCTTTTTTTTCCCTAATAAATACAAGAAAAAAAACACGTATCACACATGATGATCTCTAGAACTAGTGAGGGCAACCCCTTGGGTATGCCCTCACACTCCTCACCCTCATTGCCAACTCGAGCGTTTCTCATCACGATTTCAACTCGTGGTGATGTGAGCGCTGAAAC